AGATGGTGCAAGTGCAATTACAGCATTAGACATTGATATGGCTCTTGCAGGTAAGGCTATATTTAGTGGTGACGTTGTTGTAACAGGTGACTTAACTATATCTGGTGATGATATAACTATGGGTACTAATACAGCAGGTCACATACTTGTTGCAGATGGTACAAATTTTAATCCTGTAGCTGTAACAGATTTGTCTGCAATATCTACTGTTGCTAGTGGAGATACTCTTTTAGCTGTAGATGCTTCAGGTGGTGGCTTAAAGAAAATTGCAAGAAGTGTTCTTGTAGCAGGACTTGCTACATCAAGTGCTATATCTAATATATCAGAAGATGACACTCCACAACTAGGTGGCAACCTTGATTTAAATGGCTCTGATATTGTTACAACCTCTAACGCTACACTAGACCTAGCACCAAATGGAACAGGCACAGTTGTTGTAAGAGGAAACACTAATTCAGGTGCTATAGTATTTAACTGTGAATCAAACACGCATGGTCAAAAAGTATTTGGTCAACCTCACTCAGCATCAGTAACTAATACCCTAATGTTACCTGCAGGTGCTAACTCAACTCTTGTATCTCTTGTATCTTCAGACACATTAACAAACAAAACACTTACAGCCCCAATTTTAACTGGAACTGCTGTAATGGCAGATTTAGACATTTCTGGAGATGTTGATGTTGATGGTACTCTAGAAGCAGATGCTATTACATTAAATGGTACGGCTATTACGGCAACAGCTACGCTTGCAACAGGTATAGCTAACACTAATGTTCCAAAGTTTACATCAGGTGTTGCTGATAATGATTTTCTAAGAGTGAATGGAACTTTAATTGAGGGTCGTAGTGCATCAGAATTAGCATCTGACATTGGAGCAGCAACTGAAGCGACAGCCGTAGCTCTTGCATTAGCATTAGGTTAATTTTTAACAAGGAGAAATAAAGAATGGCAAATACTTTTAAGGTTGTAAGCCATGATGTTATGCCTGCAACAGCAGGAACACCAGAAGCATTATACACAACACCAGGAAGCACAACAACTATTGTATTAGGACTTATCATAGCTAATATCCATACAGCTCAAGTTACAGCTAGTGTAAAATTAGTATCTGATACATCTGGTGGAGGTAGAGCAGCAGCTAACACAACTACGTTTCTCATTAAGTCAGCACCAATAGCCGTTGGACAAAGCCTTGAAATATTAGTTGGTAGTAAAGTTGTGCTAGAAACAACCGATGTAATTCAATTAGATTGCTCTGTTGCTGACAAGGTTTCAGTCACTATGAATATTATGGAAATCACATGATAACAACACCTGAATTTCAAGGCACACATCTTTGGGATAGATTGTGTTGGGCAAAAGATAAACTAGAGCCAGTTCGATCAGAATATTGTGTTGTATGGGAAGACCCTGAAACACCAGATGAACCTGCAAAGGTTACGCATCCTGATCCTAACTGGATGGCTTGTGCATTACAAGGTGGCGTATTACCTTCAGTAGAGGCCTATTGGGAACTAAAGAAAGATGAGAATACACCTGGTTTTACAAAGCACACTAGAGGTTACTTGCTGCATAACACTAAACCTATAGAAGCTATGAGTGAAGAACAGGCAATAGAATATTTAATTATGAAAGATATACCACAGCACGTTTGGCAAAATTGGGATAAAGCCAACAAGCCACGAATGGTTATCTGCACTAAATCACAACTTCCAAGCACTAGATTGTGGCGAAATTCTTGGAAGATATCAGAAGAACTAACCATACAACAACAAGAGGTGGCTTAAATGACAACAAACATAATAGATAAAGACGGCAATAGTATTGTCGCTTCTGATGCAACAGTACCTTCAGATAGATTATTTAGAAACGCTTGGTCGCTAAGTGGCTCAACTATTACTGAAGATTTAACGGCATCAAAAGTTATATTTAAAGATAAGATTAGAGAAGTAAGAACACCTCTACTTGCTGCTGAAGATGTAATTTATATGAAAGCCTTAGAAGGTGCTGATACTGATGCACAAGCTGCAAGTGTTACTAAGAAGAACGCACTAAGAAATGCTCCTGCTGCTTCAGCAATCACAAATGCAGCAAACATAGGTGCATTAAAATCAGCTTGGGATACAGATGTATTAGGCGATAATCCATACGCATAATAGGAGTTTAAAATGCAAAATAATATTGGCAAAAAAGCTGAAGCTACAAGTTATGAAGCTATTATACAGCAACATGAAAACACAATTTCTGGATCGTTAACCATTGATGCAAGTAACAATGCTATTTCTTGTGGCCCTGTAACTATAGACGCAAACAGCACAGTTACTGTTAGTGGGAATTGGACAATAGTATGAGTACAATCAAAGTAGCTAGTTTACAGGGTACAAGTGGAAGTGCCACAGCTATTGCTCTAAGTGGTGCAAACGCAACTGTCGGAGGAACTCTTGCAGTTACAGGTGTGCATACTGTAGGTACTAATGCAGTAGCAACTAGTGATGGTGGTGCTGTTACTACAAATGTTACTCAAGGTTTAGCTAAGATGTGGGTACATTCTGAATCAGGTGCTTTAACAGATAGTTTTAATGTTTCAGGCATGACAGACAATCAAGCAGGTGATTATAGTGTAGCAATAAATAACAACATGGCTAATGCAACCTATGCTACAGGCATGAGTAAAGAAAGTAGTGGTTATAGTAAGAGTATGACTATGGAAGATGGAACTTGTGCAACTACAGGATTTGATATGTTGTCTGTAAAATCAGATGGTTTAGAAGACCAAAAATGTTTTGCAATATCACATGGAGATTTAGCATGAGTGGATTAATTATACCTAATGATGGCAATATTGGTTCTGTAGGTGATACAGATGCTATAGCTATAGCGAGTGGTGGTGTTGTAACATTTAGTCAAGCTCCTGTGTTTAGTGCAGGTGGTGCAGGGGGGTTAGTTCCCTTGCTTAACACTACTGTATCATCGGCTGTTTCACAGTTTGACATTACTAGCACCCACATAAATGCTACTTATGACACTTATAAATTAATCTGTATGTTTCATCCTGCAAACAATGATGTTAGATTAGAGTATCAATTTTTTGCAGACACAGATACAAATGGTAATGGGTCACTTATTGGAGGAAATGTTTATGGATTCTCAATAGCTCAAAAAGATGTTAATGGTTCTGTTCGTCAGTCCAACGCTGGAACTCCAATGGAATTTTCATATTCTACTATAGGAAATGTAAATGGTGAAGCTATTGCATTTGAAATGACTTTATATAATTCTAATGATGTGAGGATGCCAATAGTTACTTCTGGAGAAGGTACTAATTATGATATCAATGGCTACACTATGGGGTTTGATTTTGCAGGTGGAATGGTGCCCCCACAAACATACCTTGCTCATTTTTGTAGAGGTATTAGATTTGAATTTTCAGGGGGTAATATTGAATTAGCTCAAGTTAGATTATGGGGGATAGCTAATGCCTAACGGAAATAAAATGATAAATAATCAGTTAGTTGAAATGACTGATGCAGAACAGACGTTGTTTAATAACAAAGGTACTGCATGGACTAACGCTGCACCTGCTAGACGTATGGTAGAGTTGCGTAAACAAAGAGATGCACTACTAGCAGAAACAGATTACATGGCATTAGGTGATGTAACATTATCAGATGCTTGGAAAACATACAGACAAGCCTTGAGAGACATTACAGATACCACACCATCAGATGATGCGTTGAGTAACATTACGTTTCCAACAAAACCAAGTTAAGGAGTAACAGATGGCAAGCGTAGTAAAAACAGATACAATTACTGGTTTAGCATCAGCAACAACGCTGACTTTACCTACAACAACAAAAATAGGTGCGACTGCAATAGTAAGTGCTTCAGCAGGAAGTGCTACAATAATTGCAGAGGGTGGTACAACTACTACTAATATTCAGCAAGGGTTAGTAAAGTGTTGGGCAAGAGTAACTGGAACTGGTTCTGGTGCCCCTGCCGCAGACAGTTTTAATGTTGGAGGCACAACAGATTCAGGAACAGGTGACTATGAAGTAGCATACACTAATAATTTTACTGATGGAGAATATTGTATTACATTAGGAGATTCTACTAATGCAAATGTAGCATCTGGAACTCACACTAGATGTAATACTAGTTCTGCTGCTGGTCATGGTCTACAAGTTTACTATAATGGTGCTTTAGCAGATGCCGCTAGTGTTTTCTGTCAAGTTACAGGAGACTTAGCATAATGGCAACAGTTCAGTCAGTAAAAGCTGAATTAGATACTCTGACAGCACTCAGCCAAGAAAGATTTATTGAACTGTTAAACAGAACTAAACGCTTAGAGACTGTGCTTATAGGAACAGCAGGAACAACTATTGTTTTACTAATTTCTATTATCTTAAAAACCCAATAAATTAA